CCTCCAACGTACAAGTTTCCTTGAATGAAAACTGTGTTTGTGGCCAGTGTGATGTTTGCACCGGGCGTAATTTTGTTAGTAATTATGTAATTGTCATTGAGACTTTTTACTGCTGGCATTTTTAGATATCCTTATTCAGTGTATTTATGCACAGTTTTAGTTTGACTTATTCAATAAAAAACCCGCCGGAGCGGGTTTATTTTGATGCTATTTCTTTTAGTGTGTAAACACGTTAGCAAATGTACTAGTGGCCACATAATCGCTTCCACGATATCTGTAGCGTACATCATTTTGATCCCAAACAAACTTGTTACTAATACGGCTTGCATAAAATGCTGCATTACTTGTATTGTACCCGGCAATAGCAACTGTGCTTGCACTACTGCCCGGAGTACCATTTGCTGCATCTGCGCCGGCTGCTACTGTACAAATCGTAGCACTGGCATTTGAGTGGGTGTGATTTTCTATTGCACCCACTGCATTGGCTACAAAAAACTGAGTTGAACCTTTTTGTGCAATGATGTATGCGTTGGCATGCAAAATACCTGCTGAATCTCTGTACTCAGCCTTGATAGTTTTAACACCTGTAGTTGTGATCCACTGCGGACGACCACCTGTACCACCAATGATACTATTGCTCACTGTTGGACTGAATACTTCCTGATCAACTAGTGTGCCATCTGCTCTTTTGTGACTGATTTTTAAACCTCTTGCCATTTTATTTCTCCTTAGGTTAGCGTTCTAGGCCTACGCGGTTGGCTCCGCAATAAGTGCTCTTTTACGAGCGAACTAACTATTTATTTGATTAACAATAAAATTGGTCCAAGGATCATTATTTTCATAATGTTTTAAAACGTTTAAATTTTTTAATCTTCGTTCTGTTGTTTCAAAATAAATTTTTTCTATATCTAAAAAAATTCTCTTTAATTCAGTGTGGATATAATCTGTTCTTTCTATCCAGTTGTGTATGTTGTCGTAGTTATGATCGATCAAGTCGTCAAAAGTATCAAATCCACATTCACGTAAAAACTTTATAGTACCCGGGGGTCCTTGGATCAAAAACAATTGTCCTGCTCTAATAGGTTTATAAATTTTTTCTGTCAAAAAACCAATTGGTTCAAGTCTGGATTCTGTGACCAAATTCAAGTAGGCATCCACATAATCACTTATACTGCTGCATAGTTGGTATTCAGTTTTAGATTGATATACCGGAGCTTGTTTGTTAATTTGTAAAAAAGTTTTATAGTTTTTTAAACCAATTTCTTTTATAATATCATCTGCCTCCGGCACTGGGCCGTTGGCCTCGTTGGCATGAAACCAATTCAGTTTCATTTGGGGTAAATCAAGTGACTTTAATTTTATGGTGTTATAAATTCGTGATATTCTTGGGCTTCGGTTTATACAATTAAATAAAAATGGTCTAATTTTTTGTAAATCCACTTCTTCATTGCAGGCCAAGTATGACGAAAAAAGTAAATGAAACGGCCAATAATTTTGTTTGGTAAAATCACTATCTAATACTAGATTGTATTTTTTTAAATTATAAGTTGGTAAACTATAAGGATGATCGCTACAATTTACTAATAAAAAATCAATATCACTATTATTAATAATGTCTTCGTCAAATTGATTGAAATGCACAATGCAAATTTTTTTATTTGTAAAATATTTTTTTAAAAAATAAATTATTTGACTACTCTTAGCTGTATTGCCAAAACTAGCTGGCCCTATATCCCACACTATAGAGTTGTAATCAATCTTATTAAGATTTTTATCATAAAACATGCTATTTCCTTAGCTAACAAAAAAGCGCCTCGCGGCGCTTTAATGTTTTCCCATCCCGAGTGGAAATTACTGGAACGATAGGTTAGAAACAGCAATCTCACCTAGGTAATCAGCTGCATTACCGAACGATGATGCTGTGTTTGTTAACTCAACATAACCGTAACGTGTCATGAAACCAACTACTGGTTCAAATGTGCTAGGATCTAGAACAACACCAGAACTCATTAGAGGAATATATGGGCAGTAGAACGCGGCTGCATCAGCCTCGCTTGAACCCTTATAACCAACTAAAACTGCCTGGCTATCGTTAGCATAGCTGTCAACATAGATACGCATAGCGCCATTCAATGTACCAACGAACTTGGTGTTTGTTGGAGCTTCAAATGTACCTTCTGTTGTACGAGCAAATGCTGAAGTTGTTGCGCTCTGTAGTACAGTTAGAGCTGCTGGACTTACAACTGCCCAGTTACCAGCGCCACGACGTGTACGTGAAGCGATTAGGTTTGCAGTACGGTTGATTAGAACAGCTAGTGCAGCATGCTCATCACCAACGAATGTTGCAGTACCACTTACAGCAGCTTGGTCGTATGTGAACTCAGTTGCTGCTAGGCTACGCAATGAACCTAGAACTTCTTGGTCGATCTCAACGGTAATCTCTTGTGCAAGAGCTGCCATGATTTCTGCTTCGATGTCAAGACCATGCATGGCTTGTGCATCTTGAGCAGCTTCGAAAGTCCAGCGAGCTGATAACTTACGAGTCTTGGCTTCAACAACTTGCTTCAAGATTTGAACGTTGATACGGTTACCAGGAACACCTTCTAGAGTAGAAGTTGTAGCTGCTTTACCGGTTGTAGCTGTACCGCCTGGTGTTAAACCAGAATAAGCAACAGCGATCTTGAATGGGCTTAGTGCTTCATCACCAGCAGTAGTACCGGTAGCGTATGGGCTAGCAGTATCAGTGGTGTTGTCTGCATAACGAACACGTAGTGTGTGGATCTGTGCAACAGGTCCTGTCATTGGCTGAACACCAACGATTTCGTTAGCAATAACTGTTGGCATAACACGTCGAATCACCGGTAGGATGACGCGATTTAGTGTTGCAACGTTTGAAGCGGCTGTTGCACCTGCAGTTGCAGCCTCAGTCAAGTGTTTACGGGTGTTTTCAAGAATTACACCCATTGTAGTTCTCTTTGAACCATTTAAGCCTTCTAACAGAGCGTCTTTAGTTTCGCCCCAACGGCTTTCTAGTAGTGCTTGTGACATAATTTTCCTTTTCTCCTATTTAGGGTTTACTTTAGCCCTGCTAAACGCTTGATTTCAAAAACATTGTTTCCATTGTCTTCCATCGCAGTTGTATTAGCAGATTTATCACCAGTTACTTCTACACGGCTTTCCGACAACACAGTTTTTTTCTGTGTTGGCTTGTGTGCAGTGTTGTTTAGAACAGCTGGTAGATACTTGTCGTATGCACTCTGCAACTTAGCAGTTTGCACACTCTCAAGAAGTTCGCTCATCACTGTAGCTTTCTCCTTGTTTAAAGAGTTCAATAGATTTGCAAGGATTTCCTTACGCTCTGTTGATTCCTTAATAACTTTAATTTCTCTTTCTTTTGATTCAACGATCATTGTAGCGTGATCAGCATGCTCTCTAGCTTCCGCTAGTGCTTGCTCTTTTGCTGCAATAACAGCTTGTAGCTTGCGAATCTCTTTGTTCTCGTTTAAATGAGTAACAGCAAATTCACTTGCAAAAGCTTCAAAGAGTTGACGACCAAACATGTTCTCACGAGCCATTTGGATATCTTCTTTGAGTTGAGTCATTTCTGACTCTAGTTTACTGGTAATTGATTCTTTGACTAGTTCTGCAGAACGGGCAATAAAATTCTGTTGCAGTTCGGCAAGTTTATCTTTAGCACCAGCAATTAGACGAACTTTTGTCTCAACTACTGCTTGCTTGTCTTGCTCAAACTCTTGAATTTCTTCCGCTAAAGACTTGATCACAAATGACTCTAGCTTACTAACACTATTTTCATATTGCTTACGGTCTTCACGTAGTTCTCTAATTTCTTCGGCCAGTTTACCAACCATGAAATCATTGAACTTTGTGCTGCTTTCCATCATGTGACTTTTAAATTTCACACGATCTTCGGCTAGTTTTTGTTTCTCTACAGCAAATTCTTGTAACTCACTGTGTAGAGATTCAGTTACCATTTTGTCTAGAGCTTCAACCATAACTTGTTTGTCATGCTGATAGCGAGTGGCAAATTCTTCACGAAGTTCAGCTCTAACAGTTTCACGAGCTTCAAGAAGTTTAGCTTCCCATGCTTCGCTAATTGCTTGGCGTGTATCTTCGTTTATGATGCCGCTGTCTACCAATGGTTTGATAGCATCTAATAACATCGGGTTTCTCCTATTTTAACTTAAGGTCATTGATAAGGCGTGTAATGCCTTCTTTCAGGTACTTCTGTACTTTTTGATCTTGTGTGGCATCACGAGCCACATCTAACACTCGGTGTCCATGACGCATATTCATCAAGCTCTCATAGATTGCTTTAGGATATGCATTAGGGGCACTAGGCTGTGCTACGATGTCAACAGTAATGATATCAAAACCGCTAACATGTCCGTTGTCGCCAACTTCTCCGCTTCCTCGACTACTAACACCTAACTTGACACCCGAGGTAATCATGGCTTTTACAAGCTCACCCATTGGTGTTGGTAGGATTTGTAATTTACCGTGTCCGCAAGGACCGTCCATCCACATACCATTAATCATATGTGATACACGATCTAAATTAATCTTTAGGTCATCAGGATGATCAACTTCGCCAAGAACACTATGTCCGCTCTTGATTTGTTCGTTGATGCTTTCTACGGCTCTAGAGATTTCATGAAGTGGATAAACACGCTGGTTGGCATTTTTTACCCCACCTTGAATGAATATCCCTTTCATATACAACTTCTTACCTTCGCCAAGCGCAGAATCTTCAGTTAACACTTCCATCTGTGCATGGTCAAAGGTAAGATTTTCTCTTAGGTACAAAGCCATATTATTGCCCTAACTTAGTTGCCACCAGGTTCGATGCTGTGCTTGTTAATGCCGCCTTCTTCGCCTGTTTTTGCTTTCTCTTTCTTCGAGAAAGTATTGCCTGCTTTTGCTCCTGGTACATTTTCAAACTTACCGGCGCCTGGTAGATCTTTGGTTGTGCCTTTCTTTGGAGCACTTGTGCCATCTGGTGCGCTTTCGCTGCTGCCTTGAGCTAAGTTTTTTGCTGTGCCACCCATGTCATTTTTACCAGCTACGATTGACTGAGAATTTACACTTGCGTGATCTCCACCTGTGCTAGTACCAGCTGGCTGACCTTCGGTGTTACTAGGTGTACTAATCTTTTCTACATATTCG